TCACAGAGATGAAAGATATGTTTGCTAAGAATCGCTTAGGCAAGTTTGAAGTAAACCTGAAAGCCGGAAAGAATTACTATGATTTGGACAATTTAGTATTATGATTTCGATAGTTGGTATAGGAACAGGCGCCTCAGCCATCGCTAACAAGTTTAGAGATGTTACACAATATGATGTATACGAGCTAAGTGATAAGTTTGCAAGAAGTAGCAAACGAAAGCACAAGCTCAAGAAGTTTGAAACCCCAGAAGAGTACGAAAAGAACGTCCCGAATCTCAAAGAATTCTTTAAGGATCTAAGAGAGACCGTCCAAGTGTTTATCGTTGGTACGTCTTATAGCTCAAATTATTCCCTTGGTATTCTTGAACAAATGAAAGACAAGAAGCTAGAGGTGTTTTATATTAAACCAGATGTTGACCTTGTGAATGGCGAACGCCGTCTTGTAGAGAACGTGGTTTTCGGTGTGCTGCAGGAATATGCCCGCTCCGGCCTTTTTGAGTCAATAACTGTTTTTTCGAACCTTGAGATTGAAAGGACGCTTGGCGATGTGCCAATCAAAACTTACTACGACACCCTTAATTCCGCAATCTTCTCTGCGGTCCACTATCTCAATTACTTCACTCATGCAGAACCAGAGATCGGCCAAGTCGCAAAACCAGCTGAAATTAATCGTATCCGCACCATGGCCATACTAAATACAAAAAATCTTCATGAAAATTGGTTATTTCAGCTTGACAATGAACGTGAGCTGTGTTATTATATATGTGTAAATGAAGAAAGGTTAGCGTCTGAAGGGTCGCTACATAGGAAACTAGTGAATATTTTGAAGGACAAGTCAACAAACGCATTTCGTAAGATCTCATACGCGATCTATGAAACCCCACACAAAGATTTCGGGTACGTCGTGGCCCATACAAACACGATACAACAACAAAAGACTCTTGACAAAGTAGATTAAGAGTGTTACATTAGATATTGAGGAACCGCTCAGTATACTTTACCATAAACAACAAAGGAGACAATAAATGTCAATTAACATGGAACTAATGAGAAAGAAGCTTGCCACACTACGTGGTGAGGGAACAAGGGAACAATCAGTATGGTTTAAGCCCGATGAAGGAGACCAAGATATCCGCATCGTGCCTGCACCCAATGGTGATCCCCTTAAGGAGATGTATTTCCACTATAATGTCGGAAATCATCGCGGCGGCATTGTATGCCCCAAGCGTAACTTTGGCGACGATTGCCCGATTTGCGAGTTTGCCTCATCATTATGGCATGAGGGAACAAAAACCAACGATGAAGAGAGCAAGAAGCTTGCTAAGTCACTCTTTGTCCGAAACCGATTCTTCTCACCAGTAGTGGTGCGAGGACGAGAAGATGAGGGAGTCAAGATTTATGGTTACGGTAAACGTGCCTATGAAAACCTTCTGGGATACATTCTAGATCCCGATTATGGTGATATCACCGATACTCTTGAGGGCACTGACATCGCTCTCACATACACTAAGCCTACACAGCCTGGTGCATACCCCCAAACGAACCTAAAGATGCGTCGAAATACTTCCCCGCTCTTGGAAGACCGGGATGCTATCCCCGCCCTCCTTGATAGTATGCCAGATATTGACTCTCTATTCGAGCGTCAAACTCCAGAGCAAATCAATGCAATCTTAGATGAGCAATTAGCCGGCGATGGAAGCGCCGAGTCTCGTTCGACGGAAACAACACGTTATAGCAGTGGCAATAAAAATGATGTGGACCGAGCGTTTGACGAACTAATGGCAAACAAATAACAATATAAGTAGGTTCGTTTGATGCCGATGGCACCCCGGCAGTAAATAAATCGGGTGCCGCACTATTCTATACAACAAAGGAGATGTAATGGAAATGTTAAAATCGCTATGGGCTAAGTGGAAAGTCCATGTTAGTGTAATCGGTGGGGTACTTGTTATCGCCACCGCATATGGGACGTGTTCAGTTGACCCTGCCACAGTCTCAACAAACACAACGACAACAACAGTTGTTCCAGTCAAAACGGTGGCTTCACCAGATACTGTGCCAGAAGAAGGCACGGTTGATGTAGCAGCCACCACAGAGACCGCGACAACTACCGAGTAATATATGGCCGCTGGCAGGCCGGCGAAAAGCCTGCCGCATTTTAAACACACCAAGGAGAGACAAAATGAGTAATTCGACACCGGAAACACTGGAAAATTTGATTACGATGCTTGAGGCAACGAGAGCGGACTATGCTAAGTTTTATAGTGACGGGAACAGTGCCGCAGGCACACGAATCCGTAAGGTTATGCAAGAGGTAAAGACTTCAGCACAAGCATTACGGTTGCATGTCCAAGAAACCAAGAACACTTAGCTTGTTGGACAATCCCGCTAGCACACCGGTTAAAGTGTGCTGCTTTTTAACGTTTTCACAAGAGGAGAAATAATGAAGTTTATCTTACCTATCTTTGTTGTAATGGCACTTAGCGCTTGCGACGACAAAGAAGATGACACTGCAGCCGACACGGCCGCACCTGCAGAAGATACTGCAGCAGAGTAAACAAACAGCCGCTGGCAGACCGGTTAAAAGTCTGCCGCATTTTAATTTATAGGAGAACAAATGGCTAAAAAAGCTAAAGAAACAAAAGCCGGCCGAGTATCAATGCAAGACCTAATGAATCTTGTCAACAAGAAAGCCGGCCGCCATGTTGCACACGACCTAACTGGTGAGAATCCAACCGAGGTCAAAGAATGGATCTCCACAGGATCACGATGGCTTGATAGTATCGTCTGTAAAGGACAGGTAGCCGGCATCCCTGTTGGTAAGGTGTCTGAACTAGCCGGTTTAACCTCTACAGGTAAGTCATATATGGCGGCACAGATTGCTGCAAACGCCCAGAAACAGGGCAAGATTGTCGTTTACTTTGATTCAGAGTCAGCCATCGACCCTGACTTCTTGGAGCGCGCAGGATGCGACCTAGGCCGTCTAATGTATATCCAGGCAACCTCTGTGGAGTTTGTGCTTGAGACAATCGAAGAATTACTTGGAGCATCGGAAGATCAGCTCTTGTTTATCTGGGATTCGCTTGCATTCACACCGTCAGTATCCGACGTTGAAGGAGATTTCAACCCGCAATCTTCGATGGCAGTGAAAGCGCGCATTTTAGCGAAGGGTATGTCCAAACTGGTCATCCCCATTGCAGACAAACAAGCAACACTGCTCGTTCTCAATCAGTTGAAGACGAATATCCCAAGCGGCCCGAACGCACGCATCATCGCGATGACAACCCCCTATATGACTCCTGGTGGGAAAGCCCTCCACTATTCGTATTCGCTCCGGATCTGGTTAACTGGCCGCAAGGCAAAGACAGCGTTTGTTGAAGACGAGAAAGGCTTCCGGATTGGCTCAGAGGTTAAAGCAAAGATCGAGAAGTCGCGCTTTGGTACCCAAGGCCGTAACTGTGCCTTCCGCATTTTATGGGGTACAGAGGACGTGGGTATCAATGACGAAGAATCGTGGTTTGACGCGGTAAAAAGTTCAGAGTACTTGAAGAGTGCTGGCTCATGGTACACGCTAGAAATGCCTGATGGATATACAAAGAAGTTCCAGCCATCAAGATGGGCTGAGGTTATCAAGACCGATGAAGAGTTTAGAGCCAAGATTGTGCAGTTGATGGACGAAGAGGTCGTTCAAAAGTTTGATAAGCGAGTAGGCAAAGCAGAAGACTTTTACACAGAACCTGGGTAAAACACTTGACAGGGGCCCTCTAGCACGCTATACTATAGAGTATAGAGTCATAGGAGGGCCTTATGTCATCTACTGCAAAAGAGTATGAGTCGTTATACTCCGCCACCAAAACCCACAAGTATTCCGGAAAGATTCGTCGTTATATGGATCTAGCCAGGAGGACTGCACAACAGTCAGCATTTCCTGACTATCGGCATGGAGCAGTGTTAGTAAAGGGATCTGTTCGAAACGTATCCACGAACAAGAATAACTATTGTTCCTTTGGTTCTCGTTTCCAGAAAAACCACGAAGGACGTACTACCCTTCACGCAGAACTAGGAGCTATTCTAGGCGTCGACAGAAGTATTACAGAAGGTGCAACGGTTTATGTTGCGAGAATAGGAAAAAAAAACAACTACAAGATCAGCAAGCCATGTTCAATGTGTCATCAGGCACTAAAGTTTGTTGGAATAAAAAGAGTAGTGTACACGATCAATAATAAGATCGCAGGGAGCTATAAACTATGAATATATTTGTATTACATACAGATCCGGAGAAAGCAGCCACAATGATGTGTGATAAGCACGTCATAAAAATGGTATTAGAAACGGCACAGATGCTGTGCACCATCGCTCATGGTATGGGTTACGACGGCGCACCATATCGCTCAACACACAAGAATCACCCTTGCACCGTTTGGGCCGCCAAGACATCCTCAAACTGGAGTTGGTTGCTACGTCACGGATTTGCTTTATGTGACGAGTATACAAAAAGATATGGTAAGAATCATAAATCTAGAAAAGTCATAGAGTGGTGTAGTCAACTCCCGACCACCCCCAAAAGCGGCCCACTAACACCCTTTGCTCAAGCCATGCCCGATCAGTATAGAAATGAGTGTGTTGTGACCGCTTATCGCGATTATTATGTGGGAGACAAATCCTCTTTCGCAACATGGAAAACACAAACACCAAACTGGTGGAGAGCACAATGAAAAGAGTATTGCTGATAGACAGCCTAAATATGTTCATTAGAGCGTATATCATGGATCCCAGCCTAACAATGGGGGGAAACCCGTGTGGTGGGATCAAGGGCACACTAAAAATCCTTCAAAAGTTAGTGAGAGAAACACGCCCTGATGAGATTGTATTCATCTGGGATGGACCCAACGGTTCCCAGAAGCGCAAGGCCATCAATAAAAACTACAAAGCCGGCCGTAAGCCAATCCGTCTCAACCGAAGTGTTAAAAACCTCACGGAAGATGAGGAGCTAAGGAACAAGGTATGGCAACAGATGCGTTTGATGGAATACCTCAATGAAATGCCGATCATCCAGATCATTATACCAGAAGTGGAGGCTGATGACGTGATCGCACACCTGACCCACTTATCACACTACAAGGGGTGGCAGAAGGTGATTATATCAAACGATCAAGACTTTTATCAATTGTGCGATGACGAGACTGTTGTATTCCGCCCTGTCAAAAAGGCTGTGTATAACAAGAAAAAGATCATTGAGGAACTCGGCGTCCACCCTCGTAACATGGCATTAGCCAGAGCACTGATCGGTGACTCTTCGGATAATCTACCTGGCATCAGTGGAGTGGGTTTCAAGACAATTGAAAAACGGCTGAGCTTCTTGGGCTCTGACAAAGATTATACGATCGATGATGTAATAGAATATTGCGAAAACACAGGTTCAAAGTTAAAATTTCATAAGAATATTATCGAAGGCCAAGAAATAATTGCGCACAATTATAAGATGATGCAACTTTATTCTCCGATGCTTTCGGTTCAGTCAAAAGACTTCGTTCAAAATGCAGTTGAGAATTTCGAGTGTGTTTTCAATAAGATAGAGATAATGAAAAATATGAGGGATGACGGTTTTGGGGAATTAAATTGGAAAGATCTTGAGCTTCACTTAAATAAAATCAACTCTGAGGCCTAAAATGCTTGACTTTACGGCTGGAACCGTTATACTTATAGAAACAAGATACGAGGTGATACTTGTCTGAAAAAGCAAGTTTTAGTCGCTACGGAAAATCGTTTCAAGAAGGGCTCGTTCAACTCATTTATGAGGATCGTCCTTTTGCGGATCAAATTACCGAAGTGTTAGATATAAATTTTCTGGAACTCGAATACCTCCGGGTATTTGTCGATAAGATTGTGAACTATCGTAACAGGTACAGTAAACACCCATCCGCGGAGGCAGTCATCACGATCCTCCGTACGGATCTTGATAATGAAGATGAGGTAGCACGCACACAAGTGAGAGAATACTTCGCGAGAATAATTAAGAAAGAGCTTACTGACCAAGAGTATATCAAAGAACAATCTCTTGACTTTTGCAGGAAGCAAAACCTTAAAGAAGCAATGTTGAAATCCGTTGGATTGCTGCAAACATGCTCGTTCGACGAGATCTCAAATGTCATCAATAACTCATTAAGGCTGGGTTCAGACAACAACTTCGGTTATGATTATCTTGCTGATTTTGAAGAGCGCTTTATTCCAAAGTTCAGGTGCCCCGTCACAACCGGCTGGAAGGAGATGGATAGCGTTTGTGGTGGTGGCCTAGGCAAGAGCGAATTAGGAGTGGTGATAGCCCCGACAGGCGCCGGCAAAAGCATGGTGTTGGTCCACCTAGGATCGGAGGGGCTGAAAGAAGACAAGGTGGTGGTTCATTACACGATGGAACTCCAAGCTACTGTTATCGCCGGCCGTTATGATAGCTGTTTGACAGGATACCCTCTTGATGAACTGCCCAACTTCAAGAATGAAATCTATGAGATGGTTAAAAACATTGGTGGTAAGTTGATCATCAAAGAGTACCCAACAAAGTCGGCTTCAACCGCAACTATCAAAACTCATTTAACAAAACTGTTAAAGAGAGGCATAAAGCCTGATATGATAATTGTGGATTATGCTGATCTATTAAGACCTGTGGTAGTTCGCAAGGAAAAGAGGTCCGAACTGGAATCTATCTACGAAGAGCTACGCGGTATATCAACAGAGTTTCAGTGCCCGGTGTGGACTGCATCTCAAACAAACCGTTCTGGACTTAACGCAGAAGTGATCACGATGGAACAGATTTCAGAAGCATTTAATAAGTGTTTTGTTGCCGACTTCATCTTCTCAGTATCACGAAGTATTGAGGACAAACAAAACAATCTAGGAAAGATCTTCATAGCCAAGAACAGAAATGGCCCAGATGGTATGATATACGATATTTTTATGGACACATCGTGCGTGAACATTAAAATAATGCCAAAACTTACACCATCTGGCACGCCCGGACTAATACCAATGAATCCGGTTACGCTAACGCCCAAGCAGCAAAAGGGTTTGCTATTGAATAAGTACGAAAAGTTTAGAAAAAGGAATTAAACACAATGAGAACAATTGAGAACATCCGCAGATTTAGATTATCAGACACTTTTATCGAGCCATATAAAACAGCTGTGGTACCATGGGGCCCAATTGGGTATATCACATATAAACGTTCTTACTCTAGACGTTTAAGTGAATTTGATCCTCAAGCAACTGGAACAGAAGAATGGCACCATACATGCCGCCGTGTGATTGAGGGAATGTTTAACGTTCAAAAGCAACATGTCGTCATGTTGGGACTTGGATGGAATGACCAAAAGGCACAAACCACAGCTAAAGATGCATTTGACCGTCTGTTCAACTTAAAGTGGACACCGCCGGGCCGCGGCCTGTGGATGATGGGCACAAAGTTTGTGGAAGAGAAAACCGGAGCAGCATTGTTTAACTGTGCCTTTCGCTCGACTAAAGAGCTAGCAACCAAGGGCGGATATCTCTTCGGTTGGATGATGGATGCATTAATGTTGGGCGTCGGTGTCGGTTTTGACACACTTGGCGCTAACACATTTACGATCAAGGAGCCAGAATACACCGGCGATACACTTGTCATTGATGACACACGAGAGGGCTGGGTAAATTCAGTTCATACTTTATTGGATGGTTTTTTCTTGGGAAACAAAGTTCCAAAGTTTGATTATTCAGCTATACGTCTTGCCGGCGCTAAGATCAATGGCTTTGGCGGAACATCCTCTGGGCCAGCGCCCCTCATCGAACTTCATGGTAGTCTGACAGAACTGTTTTCTTCCAAGATCGGTGAGCCGATCACGTCAGTAGACATTGTTGATACTGAGAATCTTATTGGAAGATGCGTTGTGTCTGGCAACGTTCGTCGTTCTGCAGCACTCGCCATGGGCACCCATGACGATAGGCGATTTCTTGAGATGAAGAATGATCAAGAGAAGCTTTATCATCATCGATGGGGTTCTAACAATTCTTTCAACGCCAAGGTTGGCATGGACTACACGTGGCATGCGGAGCAAAGCATGAACAACGGCGAGCCCGGTTATATTTGGTTGAAGAATGCTCAGACTAAGGGAAGGTTTAAAGATGATGAACGCTTCGATGACATTAATGTAGCAGGATTTAACCCCTGCTCTGAACAGCAGCTTCACGATGGTGAGTGTTGCTGTCTGGTAGAGACTTTCCCCGCCAAACATGATACATACGAGGACTATCTTAAGACACTTAAGTGTGCGTATCTTTATGGAAAAACAGTAACGCTAGTTAACACCCACTGGCCCGAAACTAATGCCATGATGCTCAAGAATCGCCGTATTGGGCTTTCACAGTCAGGTATCATACAAGCATTTAATAAGCACGGCCGGCGGACTATGCTGGAGTGGAGTAACAATGCTTATGAGCACATTCAACAGCTTGATAAAGACTATTCTGACTGGTTGTGCGTTCCTAAATCAGTGCGAACAACTTCTATCAAACCATCCGGAACGGTATCACTGTTAAATGGTTCAACACCCGGTATTCATTTTCCAGAAGATGAGTATTATATTAGACGTATTAGGTTCTCAAAAGATTCAAAATTACTTGACAGTATCAGAGAGTCGGGTTACACTATGGAAGATGACGCGTATTCTCCGAACACTATTTGTGTTGAGTTTCCTGTCAAAGAGCCATATTTTAAGAAAGGAAAGCGAGATATCTCAATGTGGGAACAGCTTGAAATTGCAGCCCAGTACCAATATTATTGGGCCGACAACGCTGTGTCTGTTACAATCACGTTCAAGGATGACGAGGCCCACCAGATCAAGAACGCCCTAGAACTTTATGAGACAAGACTTAAAGCGGTGTCGTTCTTGAGATACAAAGAAACCGGGTACAAGCAAGCCCCATATGAACCAATTACAAAGGAAGAATACGAAGTGAGAATAAAGAAAGTTAAACCAATATTGCGTATTGAAACAGAACAAGCCGGCGCAGGTACAAAATTTTGTGATGGAGAAAGCTGTGAATTTTAATCACTTAATAGAAAGAAGTGAACTTATGAAAGTATGTTATTCATCTGGACATAAAGAATGTTACTATCATCCTGTGGGCGACGGCCAGGCTACTACCGGTAACAATTACCATGTTACCATGAGGTGTAAGAATTGCGGCCGCCGAACAGAGGTTTTCATGACTGAAAAGCAACGTAGACAGCACCACAGAGTGTTACAAAACGAGGTCGGCGGTGTTTAAACCAGTTAATAGATATATTCTGATTGATATCCCGAAAAAAGGCGATCGCGCAGAGTCGCTGATTGTTTTGCCAGAGGACTACAAGCCAGAAGAAGAGAGGTTTATCGAAGTGGTTGCGGAAGCTTTTGCTGAGGATGTTAGATTTAAGATAGCTCCTCTTGCAAAGCTAGTGGTGGACCGCTCTATGATCGAGGAGATAAGTGTGGGTGGCACTATTTATAATGTCATCTTAGACAATTATGTGGTGGGGATGAACGAGTAAACAAGGTACAAATTATATGGATAAACACTTTTACAACCAAGCTTCAGCTAATAAACTTGGGTGGGAACCTTCCTGGTTTGGTGAAAAGTACTTTGATGATAAGCTAGTAAGGGCCATAAAGAAGTGGCAGAAAGAACGCGACCTTACCGGCGACGGGCTATGTGGGCCAATGACATTTCGACGGCTTTGGACAGAGCGCCAAACTAACGTAGCGGATCACAAGCCAATAGACCCAGGATACTCTAATCATATCATATACAATGGCGAGTTTCATCCGATAGAGTGGGATAAATTTATTCTATGGAGCGACCAAGACGGCCTGGAGACAAGAAAGGGAAACTACTACGACTATTCTGGGCGCCCTAAGCGCAAGATCCGGTACTTCGTAGACCATTGGGATGTCTGCCTGTCATCTAAATCAACACAGAGTATCTTGGATAGGCGAGGTATCTCAGTTCACTTCCTTATAGACAATGACGGAACAATATACCAAACTCTTGACCTCCAGCACGCCGCGTGGCATGCCGGCTCGTCTAGAACAAACCGCCCTTCTGTTGGTGTTGAGATCACAAATGCATACTATCCAAAATATCAAGAGTGGTATGTTAAAAACGGTTTTGGAGAGCGACCAATCATTGACGATGCCTGGGTCCATGGAGAAAAGTTAGATCCATTTTTGGGCTTCTATCCAAAACAGATAGAGGCCGCTAAAGCGCTCTGGAAGGCAATAAATGGCGCCACCGGGATCCCTTTTGAAACTCCCACAAGTCAGTTTGGTAAAACCTCAACAAAGTATGAACAAGATGTGGCATACGGAAGCTTTACGGGGTTTGTAAGTCACTACCATATTAGTAAAGGTAAGATAGACTGCGCCGGTCTTGATCTTCAGACACTTTTAGATGAAGCCAAATATAACATTGATATTTTTGATAGCGTAAAGAATGAATGACGAACTAAAACAAGATTTGGGAAATACAGGCGCTAGCTTCGTTGAGACAACGAAACAAATGATCTCCACTGGCCAGCACGATTACTTAGAGTTTTGGTTAAACACCGAAACGGAGTTGGTCTGTCAGTTTCAAGATATTTTGGTAAAGCATAAAGATAAACATTCTCTAGATGAGCTTATTTTTTTCAGTCTTATAATAGGTCAAACAGCTCAACAAACCATAGACGACTTACGCAAATTTGAGAAAGAGAACGAAGATAAACTTTAACTACGATAAAATTGTGATTGGTAGCTCACTTGAAGCACTGATGTTCGCCTTCAACAATAAATACCCCGTCATTTTTGCGGAAGAGAGAAGGCCGTTCAGATTTGATTACCTTGATCCTGAACTGGATTTATCCTGTCTTGGTATAGGAAAACAAAGTAATACGCTCACATCACGCGAAGGTAACAAAGTTGTTGGGATAAAGAAAGAGACACTGTGGGAACACTTGTTGTTTCTCATGTCTATAAATGGCCAGGTACCATTATCAAACCTTGCTAACTCTTTGAGACATACCGGTGACACCATCAAGTGTGCCAACGAATATAAGAAGATAGCAGAGATATCTTTTAATGAATGTATCTATTTTGGGGACAGTACCGCCACCGGCTTTGTTCACAGAAAGGACCTTGACAATAAGAAGTATATATGTTATGATAGTATATCGTTTCACATAGGAGGGAAGCATGAACTTGACTACATTGAGACAAAGGATAATTTTGTTGGGGAGGCATGGTTTTATAGTTCCGATCGTATTGATGGAAATACTCCTATTAAAGATGCTATTGCTGTCTCATTCTTAGATAGCAAACAGTTATTAGACTTTGAATACTCGGAGACGATGGCTCGCTTTAAATTAATTCACGAGATGGAGCAGAGAGGTTTAAGAGGAAAAAAAGCCAGTGAACAAACAACGGCCGGAAATGATAAATATTACAAACATAAAACATCTAGCGGCCTCCGTCAAACGCGAGAGTGCTCGATTCGACAAGAACCACAAGCCAGCAATATCACGCTTC